TACGGTTTTAGAAGGTCGGAGGTGGCTTAGACCAACCTTCTTAGGATATCATATTTTTTATATATACTAGGAGGGTATTATGGCAGACGATGTTCTAAATCGGATCGAGAAACATATGGAAGGTAATACGTTAGCTCTTTCGGCTGTTGCTGAAGTCTTGCAGAAGATGGATGACCGCTTCATTCGTGATGAAGATGTGGCCTTCGCAAAGCAGGAGCAGGAACAGGCTGTAGATGAACGGAGTTCGATGGTTAAGGCCATTGCTTCTGAAGTTTATGGTATGATGAAAGCTGATAATGGAATGGATGTAGACGGTACAAAGGTACGCTCTGGCACTAAGATGAAGGGTAGGGGCGAAGATTCGGAATCTCCCATCAATCCTACTACTAAGATTGCAGACCAGCAAGCTACCATTCAAGCTGCGGAAGAAGGTGACGATGATAAGAAGAAATTTAACTTCGACAAACGTGGCGATGATCCTGAAGAAGATGACGAGGAAGTAGAAAAGGAACATGCGAATGGTGCTGCGGAGCATCCTATGGAAGAAGAGGAAGAGTCTAAGAAAGGTATGTATAAGGGCGAAGATGACGAGAAAGAAGATGAAGATTTAGAAGAGATGGCTAAGGAGCTTAATGCTTTGAAAAAGCAGATAGCGAATACTGAGTCTAATATGCAAAAGGCGGTGCAAGCAGAGTCGGAGCAACGGCTCCGAAAGATGGGATTCAGAGAGGAATTGGGTCTACAAGCCCCCCAACAAGTTAGCCCACTAGGAGTGGATGGTACTACGCCAATCGTAAAGGGTAATGATACTCTTGATACGGTTGACCAGTTAGCTGGTATGTCTTATAAAGAACTGCGTAACCTTCAAGCCAATATTGAAATGGGAAATACTGATGGGGTACCAAGGGAATTACTAAACAATTAAATAGAAATTAAAGGAGTCACACTATGGCTAATCCAAGTCTATCAGAATATCTAGCACAGTCGCAGCGTGGTCTGTATCAGTCTGTATTCGGGCCTGAATACTTAATGAAACAGTCCTATTTCACTGTTGACAGTTCTACTGGTATTTTCAATACAACTTATGGACGCAAGGTGTGGCAAGCTTTGAACAACCAGACTCGCTTCTTCAATGCTATCCCAAGGGTAGTTTGGGGTAATACGGCTGGTTGGCGTGTTCGTTCAGACCGTGGTTCTGGACGCTCTCGCCCCGTTACTGAAACGGGCAGTCTCCCAACCGTGGATGTCTCCAATATTGAGACTATATCGAGCTTGCCTCGTATAGTTTCCACGACCTTCGGTGCTTCCGTGAAGTCCGTCTTCACGGCCCAGTTGGAAGGTGGTATTGGGGATGTGCTGGCTATGGAGAATGAAAACTCTCAGCTTGATCATATCAAAGAAATTAATGAGGAGTTGCTAGCAGGTGGTGCATTTATTGTATCTGCTGGGTCAACAACTGCCTTCACCGTACCCGCTTCTATTGCCCACCACTTTAAGATTGGTGATGCAGTATCCATGAATGACGCTAACGCTGCATTCGACAGGACTTCTGGTTCTGTTGTATCTGCGGTCAATACCTCTACTGGTGTTGTGACTGTAGCTACGGGCACTGCTTTCGCAGATGGTGACCTCGCCACGATGTACAGTCGGGCAGGGTTCTCTTCTCTTGATGACATTGTAGCAGAAGATGCTATGGTTGTCGGTGGTGTGACCAATGGAGCTAACGTCCGGGCTTACGACCTAACCCAGGCTGGTCGGACTGCCGGTGCTTGGAATGCTGCTGCCAGTGTTCAGTTGAACAGTGGTACTGGACGGGCTTTGTCTCTCACTCATCTGGATACGGCTATCCAGAAGATTCGTGAAAACGGAGGGGAACCAAAGCTAATTCTTCTCGGCCACGATCAATATTTTAACCTTGAGCGTTTGTTGAATTCCAACCAGCGTTATATGGGTCAGGAAGAGTATCAGGTTGGTGTGGGTTCAGAACGAACCTTCCCTGGTACCCGAACTGGTTTGGTCTTAGCTACCTATCAGGGCATACCAATTCTCCCTGATGCGGATGTGCCTAAGTCGGTTGCCTCAAATGATACAGTCTTGGGTTCCAACATCTATGTGTTGGATACTGATTACCTAGAAATTGCAGTTGCTCAACCTACTCAGTATGTTGAGAACCGTGACTACTTCGCTGCCAATGCTTTGGTAGTGAGGGGTCTGCTCTATACAATGG